TTTAGACAATACAAAGCTATTTACTTTGTGTACCAATGTGACTTCAGAGGACGAAAGTACACAGTTAATTCATTCTTGACACCTCAAGGCCCGGATTATGCAAAGTCTTTACTTCAGTTCTCAGAGGAATTCCCCATTAATAATGAAGATCAAAGGGATTACTTTGGTGTACATGGAGCAAACTCATTTGGATTTGATAAGGTCTCATTCAAGGATAGAGTAGCATGGGCACTAGAAAACACTGATAACATTAAGCATTCTGCCAGAGAACCACTTAATTTCAGATGGTGGACTCAAGCTGATGAGCCGTGGACTTTCTTAGCGTGGTGTTTTGAGTGGGCTAAGTTTAGTGAGGAGGGGTATGGATTCATGTCACGCCTTCCCATTTGTTTAGATGGATCTAACAATGGACTCCAACACTTCTCTGCAATGCTCAGAGACACAATAGGTGGGAAAGCTACTAATCTCACACCTGAACCAGTACCACAAGATATATACCAGTTGGTTGCAGATGTAGTACTGGAAAGGATTCGTGAGGATGCTAAACATGGGTTACCCTACTCTAAAGAGTGGTTGTCCTTTGGTTTAGACCGAAAGATTACAAAAAGACCTGTGATGGTGGTACCTTATGGTGGCACACGTTTCAGTTGTAGAGCATACGTAGAAGATGCTATAAATGACAAGATATTAGCTAATCCAACATCTAACCCATTTGGAGAACACGTATATGAAGCGTCACTGTACGTAGGTAAACATGTATGGGAAGCTATAGGTGAGGTAGTAATCAAGTCGAGAGAGGCTATGTCATGGCTTCAAGACATAGGTAGGAAGATGTCGGAGAAGAACTTACCTATAATATGGGAGACACCATCAGGATTTGTGGTACAGCAGATATATAAGAGTATGAGACCACGTAGGATAACAACCCATATTGATAATGTATTAATTAAACCGACTATTTTAGAAGAAACTGAGAATCTGGACAAGCGTAGATCAATCAATGGCGTGTCACCTAACTTTGTACATAGTATGGATGCAACTGCACTCACACTAACTATTAACAGGTGTATAAAGAGTGGTATAAAGGATTTCTCTGTAGTGCACGACTCATATGGAGTACATGCACATTTTGTTCCACAGATGGCAAATGCAATACGAAAATCATTTGTGGAGATGTATTCGGAGACAGATGTACTCACTAATTTTTATGACGAAGTGATAGACGTAATACCAGAACTTGAGGAACCACCTGAACGTGGAGATCTTGATATAATGGGTGTTCTAGACTCAGAGTACTTCTTTTCCTAAATGTGGACATTATAGGTTCAACACAAACAATAACACACACGAAAGGGAAATATGGCAGGAAAGTATCCAGTCACTCCAAAAGGAGAGTTCCGTTGGCCTCATATTATGGTGGCTGACACAACTTACAAAGCCGAAGGTCAGTTCCATATTAAAGTACTGTTGAATGGCTCCGAAGCTGACGATTTGCAGGAGATTATTGACACAGCACATGCTGAATGGAAGAAGAAGTGTCAACAGAAGTCAGCAAAGACATGGCAAGAGTATATGCCATATAAGGTTTCACTTGATTCTGATGGTATGGAGGAAGGTACTGAGTTTCATTTCAAACTTAAAGCTTCAGGTACCAATGGTCGTACAGGTGAGACATTCACACAGAGACCAATAGTTGTTGGCCCAAAAAATGAGCCGATTGCAACAACCATTAAAGTTGGTAATGGTAGTATTGGTAGAGTAGCTTATGAGATTGCACCTTATGAGCATGGTAGCTCACTTGGGCTACAACTTAGGTTACGTATGGTTCAAGTTCTGAAGCTGGTTGAATACGTTGCAAGTGGGAATGCTGATGATGTATTCAATGTTGAAGAGGAGTATGAAGTAATACAAGAGGTAAAACCCACTGTCAAAATAGAAGAGGGTGAAGCCTTTGAAGTAGTAGAAGAAGGACAGTCTGGTGACTTTTAGATCTGGACTAGAGCAACGGATAGCGGACAACTTAACAGAACGTAACTGTGAGTATGAGTATGAGCTAATGTCCGTTGCTTACTTCGTTGAACACAAATATAAACCTGACTTTGTGTTACCCAATGGGATTATAATTGAAGCAAAAGGATACTTCAGATATAAAGAACAAAGGATGCACAGGTCAATTAAAGAACAACATCCTGAATTAGACATACGATTTGTGTTTTCAAATGTGAACAGTCGTGTTCAAGGTTCAAGATTAACATGTGCAAACTGGTGTAAGAAACATAACTTCTTGTGCTCAGAAAAAATTGTACCTCACGAATGGACTAATGATGTCAAGAAGAAAAGAAACTAACTATATAGTAATCCACTCCACACACACAAAGCCAAACTCAAACATAAGTATAAGAACAGTAGACGAGTGGCATCGAAAGAGGGGACTACTAAGAGTTGGTTATCATTTCTTCATCAAGCGAGGCGGTCATATTGAGGTGGGTAGGAACCTGAGTGACATAGGTGCACACACTAAAGAACATGACACTGACTCTGTTAGTTTATGTCTAGCTGGAGGGCTGAACACTAGAGGAATAGTTGCACCAGATTACACTAAAGAACAGTTAGAATCTTTATTTATTCTAATTAAAACTCTAAAACACATACATCCTAACGCAAAAGTAGTAGGACACAGTGATTTAGGTGGTATAAATTGTCCAGCATTTGATGTAGGTGAGTGGTGGCTGGTAAACGAAGATAACACTGGTCTTCAACTGATGCGTAAGGTTGGTGGATCAGGTGTTTGGGTTGAAAACTAAAGGGGGATATGAAAACTATTGAAGAACTAGAGCTAAGTATACCAGATAGAGATGAGTTAAAAGAGTACTATGGTTTTACTTATAGATCTGAAGATAATTGGAGAAGGATCACAACTAAAAAAACTGAGATGTCTTTTGAAGCTGATTCATTACAGGACGTTTTAGAGAACTTCCATACATTTTTAAATACTATAGGATTTTCCTATGTTGGTAAAGTTACATTAGATAGTAAAGATGGTAAGAAGACATGGACTACTTAGACACACACGAAGAGAGTGAGTTTCTACAGCATGAGCCATGTCCTGAGTGTGGTTCACGAGATAACTTAGCACGTTATGATGACGGACACGCTTTCTGTTTTGGATGTAATTATAGAGAAAAAGCAGGTGGTGAACAGAAAACAGTAACAAAGAAAGGGGATAAAAATATGAATTTTGTTGAGGGTGAAGTAACAAACTTGAGTGCACGAGGTATCTCATTGGAGACATGTAGAAAGTGGGACTACTGTATAGGAGAGGTTGCAGGACAACCAGTACAGATTGCCAACTACAAAGATTCAAGTGGAGAAAGAGTTGCACAGAAAATTAGGTTTCGTAATAAAGACTTCCACATCAGAGGTGACATAAAAGAAGCAGGTTTGTATGGTCAACACCTTTGGTCAGGTAAAGGAAAGAAAGCAATAGTCTGCGAAGGTGAAATAGATGCATTATCCGTTTCACAGTCTCAAGGTAATAAGTGGCCTGTCTATTCCATCCCAAATGGGTCAGCAGGAGCTTCAAAAGCGGTACGTAAGAGTATAGAATTACTTGATGGGTATGAAGAGGTCATCTTTTGTTTTGATAGCGATGAGGCAGGTATTAAAGCTTCTAGAGAATGTGCACAAATTTTACCGCCGGGAAAAGCTAAGATAGCAAAGCTACCTTTAAAGGATGCTAATGAGATGTTAGTTAAAGGTAGAGTAAGAGAATTGATTGATTGTATCTGGCAAGCTAGAGTATTTAGACCAGATGGGATCATAAATGGTAAAGATCTGTGGGATGTAGTGAGTGCAGAAGACTCTATGGCATCGTGCTCCTATCCATACGAAGGTATAAACAAAAAGACTCTTGGTATGAGGAGAGGTGAGATAGTCACAATTACAGCAGGTGCAGGTATTGGTAAATCACAAGTTTGCAGAGAAGTAGCAAACCACATCCTAAATCAAGAAGAAAAGATTGGATATATTGCACTAGAAGAGTCTAACAAGCGTACTGGACTAGGATTCATGGGGTTACACTTAAATAAGCCACTACATCTTGGTACAGTTGAGGTCACAGATGAAGAATTTAAAGATGCCTTTGATAGCACATTAAATACTGGTAACATTTACATGTACGACCATTGGGGTTCACTAGCAAGTGATAACCTCTTATCCAAGATTAGGTACATGGTGACTGCATGTGGTTGTAGTTTTATTATACTAGACCACCTATCTATTGTGGTATCAGGTATTGAAGAGGGTGACGAGAGGCGAACCATTGATAACCTGATGACTAAACTCAGAGGACTGGTAGAAGAGGTTAACTGTGGACTTATACTTGTGTCACACCTGAAGAGACCACAAGGTAATAAAGGTCATGAGGATGGAGCACAGACTAGCATGGCACAGTTAAGAGGTTCGGCCTCCATAGGTCAACTGTCTGATATTGTTATTGGTTGTGAAAGAGATCAACAAGGCGACAACCCAGATCGTACCACAGTAAGAGTATTAAAAAACAGATGGACAGGAGAAACTGGTGTAGCATGTGAGTTAGACTACGATCACAAAACTGGAAGACTAACTGAAGTACCAGTAGATGAGATACCTTTTGATGAAGTAGAGGAAGATGAAAGCTGGTCTGGCGATAGTTCGGTGTTTTAATGGTTATGTTTGAAACACTACACACAGACAGTTGTACAATATGTGGACAGGACTCACAGTTTGTTGGTGATGGAATTACTGGTATGTTCGGTCTCATTCCAGTTACATTTTGTCAACTGTGTTTAGATTCAATGATTTCAATGGTGCAAGATTTAAAAGAGGGGGAAGATGAAGACATGTATATTTGACATAGAAACTGATGGTTTACTAGAGGAGTTTACTAAGGTACATTGTATAGTTTTATACGATATAGAAAAAGACGTACTGACTTCTTTCACAGGAGAAGAAACAGTAGACGCACTATTTTTCCTAAAAAATTTCGACACGATTATAGGACACAACATTTTAGGGTTTGACCTTCCTGCCTTAAAAGCGTTTTTCAAATGGGAACCAGAGCCTACACAAAAGATACGTGACACATTAGTGTGGTCTAGGTTAGTCTATCCTGACAGAGCGAAGAGAGACTTTACCAATCAAGCTATTGACAAAGACCAGTATGGCAGACACTCACTTAAGTCGTGGGGTCAGAGGTTACACTTTGGAAAAGGAGAGTTCTCAGATTTCGCAGAGTTCAGTAATGAAATGGTTGAGTACTGTGAGAATGATGTTGAACTTAACTACAAGTTGTACTGTAAATTACTTGATGCAAAGTTTCCAGAGGACTCAATACAACTGGAGCATGACATCCATAACATATGTTTGAAGCAGACTGAAAATGGATTCCCCTTTGATGTTGAAGGTGCTTCTAAACTGTACGCAAAACTCGCAGAGAAAAGAGATAGACTACAAGCTGAGTTAAAGAAAGTCTTTGGCTCATGGATAGTTGATGAAGGTTCACGAAAGAATGATACCTACAACAAGGTAAAGATTGTTAATTTTAATCCTAACTCACGTAAACACATAGCTAAAAGATTGACAGAGTTGAGAGGCTGGAAGCCTAAAGATTTCACTCCAACTAATGAGCCAAAGATAGACGAACAGATACTATCTAAGCTACCTTATCCTGAAGCCAAACTAATGGCTGAAGCATTTGTTGTGAATAAATTAATAGCTCAATTATCAGAGGGGAAACATGCTTGGTTACATCACGAAAAGAATGGTAAGATTCACGGATCAGTTAATACAATGGGTTCAATCTCTAGTAGATGTTCTCATTCCCACCCTAACATCGGTCAGGTACCTAGTGTCAAGACACCATATGGAACAGAGTGTAGAAAACTATTCTATGCACCACAAGGCTTTAGTCTACTTGGATGTGACATTAGTTCTCTTGAAATTAGGGTTGTGTCTCACTATCTTGCTACCTTTGATGGCGGTCGTTATGCTAAAGTTGTGGTTAGTGGTGATATTCACGAAGCTAACCGAAAAGCTGCTGACCTTCCTAGTAGGGATCAAGCTAAGACTTTTATTTATGGTCTATTGTATGGTGCCGGAGAAGCAAAGCTTGGTCAGATTGTGGGAAAAGATAAAGGAGAAGGTAGGAAATTAAAGAACAGATTCTTTGCGAAGGTACCAGCATTTAAGAAACTAAGAGAAGAGGTATTCAGGAAAGCAGAGAAAGGATACCTGTTTGGTATTGATGGAAGAAAGGTACCAGTAAGATCTACACACTCATCACTTAACTCTCTGTGTCAGTCAGCAGGTGCTATCGTATGTAAGAAATGGGTAGTTGAGTTTCACAGACTAATGAAAGAGAGAGGATACACAGAAGACAAAGACTACCAACAAGTTGCTTTTATACATGATGAAATACAAGTACTTGTTCGTGAAGGACTTGAGGATATAGTAGGAAAGATTGCAGTAGAAGCAATCACTAATTCAGGTACTCTTCTAAACTTGAGGGTACCACTAACAGGTGAGTACACCTTTGGTTCTAATTGGGCAGAGACTCACTAATATAAAAGGGGATGAATGAAATTACTAATTGATGGTGACATAATAGTTTATAAAAACTGTTGTGTATCGGAGAAAGAAGTTGATTGGGGTGATGACATATGGACTTTACATTGTGACTTCCGAGTTGTTAAAGGTCTCATTGATTCAGAGATTAGACAGCTTAAAGAAAAGTCCAATGCTGATAGTGTAATAGTATTTCTAAGTTCACACAGTAACTTCCGAAAGAAAATAAACCCAACCTATAAAGCTAAGAGAGTTGGTACAAGAAAGCCTGTGTGCTACACACCAGCACGAGAGTACATTAGTAAGGCTTACGAAACAAAACAATCTAAGTGGTTGGAAGCAGATGACTACCTAGGTATTGAATGTACTAAAGATCCAGAAGGTACTTGTATAGTATCAGCAGACAAAGACCTACTAACAATCCCAGGAAATCATTGGGACTTTGAAACTAAAAGTATCTTTAAGTTATCAGAGAAAAGTGCAGAGAAAAACTTCTACAGACAAGCTCTATCAGGTGACCAAGTAGATGGTTACCCCGGATGCCTAGGTGTCGGAGCAGTTACCGCAAACAAAGTGATTGAAGAAGCAGACGAGAATGGTGACAGTCGTTGGGGTGCAGTACTAAAGACTTATAAAGAGAAAGGTTTTGATGAGGAATTTGCAACTCTCCAAGCACGGATGGCTTACATCTTGCAGAAGGAACAGTTCAATGGAGTAGACAAACCACCTACACTTTGGGAACCACCAGTAGAGGAGACACTATGAGTAACTACGACATGGATGAGATAGAGAGAAACGAATCTCAGAAACAGAGAGACCAAAGAGTACATGGGTTAGATGAGAGGTACAGTTCTACTGAAGGCCTTGGAAGAGATGATCAAGACAACATTAAAAGTGTTCTACGCAATGCTCCAAAGTCTGTTCAACAATGGGATGCACAAACTCAAAGTTATATAGTATTTAAACATGAGGATGAGGAAGTGACTAATCCTAAACACTATGATAGAGTAGGATTTGGAATACAACCACTTGAATACATAACTGCTAACGAGTTAGACTTCCTAGAAGGAAATATAATCAAGTATGTTTCTCGTTACCCACATAAGGGTGGTGTTAATGACTTACTAAAAGCAAGAACATA